TTACTCATCAAATATGGCTATCGCATCATGCTTTTTCTGGGTGTATAAATGGCTGTAAGTGCCCATCGTTTCAGTGATTTGAGCGTGTCTCATAAGTGACTGTAAAACGAAAATATCTACACCGTTATTTGCAAGATAAGATGCGTAAGAATGTCTCAGCGTGTGTATGTTATATTGTGGAAAAGCCTTTTGAAATTTTTTATGAACATGGCTATAATGTTTAGGTGCTATTCCACCGAAAATGAAATAGCTGCGTTCATCAAAATACTTGTTAGCTGCTTTTTCGCGTTGGTAACGTTCAGCTAACATTTCATTAATAAAATTAGGTAGTGGAACAATATCTTCTGAACTGTCAGTTTTCGGACGTGGATATATTGTTCTGTTGGAGATGTCCATAGTTTTGTCTATGGATATCTCTTTTTTATATTTATTATAATCTGTCCATACTAAAGCCATAGCTTCTCCAATTCTCAATCCAGTATAGAACATGAGTTTAAACAATTCTTGATAATCTTGTTCTTCTACTTCTTTCACACGCTCATCAAATTCTTCTCTCAACATGTATTTCGGTTTAGTTTTTATGCGCGGAATTGGCTTGATAGAAATAGTAGGGTCGGTACGTAAACCAAAGTATTTTTTAGCGTAATTGATGACTACTTTGAAACCAGACCATATTGTGCGTGCTGTGTTAGTGGAAGGGATATTATCCATTAAATATTTGCGGAACTCTTGGCATTGATTCTGCGTAATTTTATTCATATTAATATGTCCGAATTTATCCTTAAAGTGCCGATTATATTCATTTATTTTGCGTTTTTTAGTTTTAGGTCTTAGATCACTATGTTCTAAGTAATGATTAAATACATAATCAAATGTATTTGAATCGCTATAACCTTCATTGATATCGTTTAAAAAAGCAGCTTCTGCATACTTAGCTTCTCTTTTAGTGTTATATCCTCGTTTCATTTTGCGTTTATTGTTGCCATAAACATCTTTATATCTGACGGAAAAATACCATTTGTTTGTACTATTATCTTTATATACTGGCATTTTTACTCATTCCTCCTCAAAAAAGGTAAAAAATAATAAGGGTACGGGGAGGTACCCAGAATTATTGATTAAACTTTCAAAGATAATTTTCATTAAAAAAAGAAAGTTTTCGTATTAGATCGTAAGTAAAACCGATTGATTCTAGTAAATTTATTTTGTTGTATTGATCCATTTCTCCGTATAATTTGAATAATTCTTCTATTAAATTATCTCGTGTTGGTTTGTTTCTAGTAAACAAAAGAATTATTAAAGTTAATGCATATAAATCATTTCTTCCAATGTCTTTAGCATAATCTTCAATCTCATATCATTTTGATAACAATGAAACAAATCTCTAAAATGTGTATTTTCTACAAAATGGTCGTTGTCTTTATCCTTAAAAAAATGAGAATAAGCGTTAATCAATGAATAATAGGAAATTATTTCTAGTTGTAGCAACGCAAATTCTTCGTTATCAATAATTAATCCTCTATCTTTTAATAAAATTACTTGTTCTTTACAGCTTAAATATGGTTTTGATTCTTTGGAAGTCTTTAAATAAGTTTTTATGGCATTTATATCTTTCAATAGAATTCTCTCCTACAACGAAAAAACCCCTCATGCAAGCATGAGAGGTTTTTTGAGTCGTTTCATAGAACAACTATTTCATACTTGAATTATAGATGTTTTTTCTTTATTAGTCAATATTAAAGATAGCTCTTGAAACTAACAAACTTCTTCTATCTCTCAACCTCCAAACCAACAATAAGGATAGGCAGGCTACCCAGAAATTATAATTCTTGAATTACTACCTATAATGTTATTCTAACTCTTTTTCAATCTCTTTCCCCTTAATTCTACCTTTATCATCTACTTCAGTTTTAGGATCTTTCTTTTTCTTTGCGCTCTCTTCTACATCTTTAGTTCCACATGCGCCTAAAATTAATGTGCTTGCGAAAATTAAAGGTAAGAATTTTTTCATTATATATATCCCCTTTGGTTTATTTTTAATAATAAGATTTTATAAAAACATCAATTTCTTATTTGAAAACAATTTTATCTTCATCATAAGCATCAACTGAATAACCTACATATGCATGTGTTTTTAATATTAAATGTTTTGGTTCGCTTTTAAATTCATATTCATAAATATTAAATTTGAATTCTTCTGTTATTGTATGGTGTTCTTTTAATTCAACATTTGTGTGTAATGTAAATGTTTGTAATTCATTTTCTAAAACAGGAAATTGACTTTTTTTATCAGGATTTTCATATCTTTCTACTAAAGTTAACGAAATTTTGTTAATAGTTTGAGCAGAAATACCACCCTCTATTCTTACAATTCCTTCCAAAGTATCATTACTATGAATACTTTTATTTTTTACTAAAGTTTCAACCTTCACAGAGTTTATTCCAATAGAAGCAACAAGATTTTCAAACATAGAACCAAATCCTTTCTGATTAAATATTTTAATTAAACAATTACCATAACACTAATCAATTCTAAATTTTTCTTTTTGTTAGCCATAATGTTATTTCCTCCTATAAAATTACTTTTCCAATCAATCTAACACCTTTATTTTTCATATAGTCTTCAATGTCTTTGCTTTGGTTATAACCTTTCATAATCTACCTCCTTTCAACGTCTACTTGTGTAGGCGTTTTTTATTCCTCCTTTCGCCCCATACTGGAGGGATATAAATTAAATCTATCCTTTCTATTCAACATATAGAAATATGTTATAATTAAAGAAAAAAGGAGATGCTATTATGGAATTTACTCAAGCTGAAATTGCTATATTATTTGATGCTCTTCTCCATTTAGAAAGCACAACCGATGTATATTCCAATCCTTATGGTGAAGCTTCCAAAGAGTTTTATACAGAGTCTTTTAAAACTGTTTTCGATAAGATTAATAAACTCTCTAGTGAAAAAAGAGGAGCTCTTTATTTCGAATAATGATCATCAATTAAAACTTTTATACATGATAGTATAATTTGGCAATCCGCCTTTGAAACTTCACCAGAATTAGAATGTGAGACAGAATTTCTTAACGAGTAAGTAACGTCTATTCTTTTATGCATTCTATAATTAATTACATTTGCTTGTAGTAGTCGTTCTCCTAAATAATTCATCATTGTATCTGTTGATTCTTTACTTTTCAAATTAACATTTTCTTTTTCACAAATCGCCATTAATATTGTTTCTAAAGCTACACTTAATGTCGCAGCAGCAGCAGGTAAATATAGTTTTCTTTTATAGCATTCTTCCGCTTGCGACATTTGATATTTGAAATCATTGTTATATTTTTCGCTTTGAAAATTAACTATCAAGCCTTCATAATCAAGATGAGAATAAGGGCTTATCTTGTCGTGATTGTGACTATCTAAAGGTTTTTTATTTTCATCTTGCCATTTGCGATAATCATCTTCTGCTGCATGTTTACCATCAAGAGACAAGTCATTATCATTATTAAAATATATTGGGATAATTTTAATGATGTTGCGTTTGTATAAAGAATTGTAATATTTCTGTATGAAGACCTCGAATCTATTATGTTTTTCACTTTCAATTATCTCCCTATGATGTTTACGGAAGTCTTCTTTTGATACCTATATGCAATTACTTATATCATCAAAATTGTCAACAACCACCAAAAAACGTTTTGCATTAAAAATATCGTAAGGTACATGAAAAAGAACATAATTTAAATAATTTTCAAATTTTACCAACGGAAATGCATTGCTGATATCCTCTCCTAAAAAATCATAATTTTGAGTTTCATTTTTGTAACCATTTATGAAACTTTGATATAACTCTTTCTCTTCCGACACTGTTATTCTCCTTCGTTTAAATTTTTATATTTAAAAACCTGCAACGGCTCAAATCGAATGAGATAACCATTATGGCAGGTTGATAAACCAAGTTTCATTTTGTAGTGTTTTATTGCATTTAAAACATAATGTTGCGATACCTCAAAGTATTCGGCAAGTTCATATAGATTATAGATGCCATGTTCGAATGCATTGATAATTCCATTCAGAGTTATAATCATTTCCGCGCCCATACGTTTCGCTTTCAACTCTAATTTTCGATTAAACATTTCGCTTTCATCTATAATGTTTCCATATGTAAATTTGCAATGTGCTATTTCTTCGGCCAACACTTCAACTTTTTCTTTAGGACTTAAATATTTGTCTATCAATATTACGCCATCTGTGTAAAAACCTTTGAATTTGCCAGGTAATTCAAACGTATCTTTTATCGCTATATTTTCATGTGTGATTAACATTTTTTCGTATTTACTCATATAGCAGCAACTCCTTTATTTATCTCTACTTTTTCTTACCATTTCTGCAAATTCTAAAATTTTATCTAATTCTTCTTGCGTATAGTCTTGTCCTTCTAAATGTGCAGCTAAAGTTTTTGGTTCGGAACTTGTGCCATTCTCTAAATCTTCGTTCATCAATTCATCTATACTTACATTAAAAATTTCTGCAAGTTTGTTTAAAGTTGACATTTTAGGTGTGTATTTACCTTTTTCCCATTCACTAATACTAGAGGCACTTTTTCTGCCTAATTTATGTGCTAAATCAACCTGTTCTAATCCATTTTTCTGACGTAAGTATTTTAAATTTCGGCTAAACATTTTAATGCCCCCTAAATCTATGTTTTTTAAATATCTACCTATATTATACACAAAAACCTGAAAAAGAAAACAGAAAAACCGAAAAAAATTTCGGATAAAATGAATTATTTTTCTTGACTTCGGAATAACCGAAATGATACGCTATGTACATACCAAATCGAAAGAGGTGAGTAAATGTTCATTAAGGACGAGCATGGTAAACCTATCGTCTTACCTTTAGCGAATTGGCGTAAAATGAAGGGTTTAACTCAAAAGAGCCTTGCCAAACAGGCAGAAGTGACAGAACGGACTATTCAGAATTACGAAGATGATACTAAGAATATCAGAAACGCAAGATATTCTACAATTAAGAGAATCGCTGAAGCATTAGGTATAGGTACGGACAATATTTTTTTTTGATTAACGTTTCGGTTTTTCCGAAATACGAGGAGGGTTATAAATGAGCGAATTACAAGTATTTAATTTCGAAGAATTACCAGTAAGGACATTAATAATGGATGATGAACCTTATTTTGTAGGAAAAGATGTGGCGGAAGTTTTAGGATACTCAAATACACGTGATGCGTTAAATAAACATGTTGATGAAGATGATAAGAAAATTCTAACGTCGCGAAACACGACTTTAGAAAATTTGCCAAATCGAGGACTTACGGCAGTTAATGAATCAGGATTATACAGTTTAATCTTCTCATCAAAATTAGAATCAGCAAAACGTTTCAAAAGATGGGTAACATCAAAAGTTTTACCAGCAATTCGCAAACATGGAATCTACGCAACGGATAGCGTGATTGAACAAACGATCCAGAATCCGGATTACATCATTAATATCTTAACTGAATTTAAAAAAGAACGTGAAGGTCGTTTGGTTGCAGAACAACAGGTGCATGAACTGAAACCCAAAGCTACTTATTACGATCTGGTTCTACAAAACAAATCTTTATTATCAGTAAGCAAGATTGCTAAAGATTACGGAATGAGTGCTAGAGCGCTGAACAAGTTGTTGCATGAATTAGGCGTTCAATATAAACAGGGCGATATTTGGTTGTTATACGCGAAACATCAAGATAAAGGTTACACACATACAAGCACATATGCATTAGATGAAGAACACTCAAAAGTCACTACTAAATGGACGCAAAAGGGCAGACTGTTCATTTATGACTTGCTCAAAGACAACAATATCCTGCCCACAATCGAGAGAGATTAAAGGAGGAAACGGAATGTTTAAAAGAAAGAAAAGAGAAAGCAATTATGAGTTTGAATTAGAAACTAACATTGAAGATTTCCACGAAAAAGTAAAAGAGATTGAATCTTTAACAGATCAATTAGAAAGTTCCACTTTAAAATATAAGACTATAAAGAATGAGTTAAAAAGCAAGACTAAGTTGCTTGATAACAAAATAAAAGAGTTTAATTATTTAAAATTCAAATATAAAATCACAAAAAAATAAGAGTCGGTGCTGTAACACCAACCCTTAATAACAAGTCACTTCTTGATTTTGATAGGTTCTTTACATTTAGGACATTTGTCCATGCGCTTTTTAGTATCTACTTTGAATTTTTTACCGCAACTAGGACAATGCATCTCAATATAGCGAGCAGCTTTTTCTAAGTCCTTTTTGAACTTCTTTTCGTCAAAATCAATAGAAAAACCAGACTTTTTACCCATATTATCACCACCCACCATCGCAGTAGCGATAACTCAATTGTACCAAACATTATTGTACGACCGAATAGTAAATTTTAAAAGGGAGAGATAGACAATGAGAAAAAATTATATAGATGCAAAAGATTTAATGAAGATAACTGGAGTTTCAAAAAGTAAAGCAACCAACATTATTAGAGAGTTAAATGAAGAAATGGAAAAAGAAGGATTTATTGCAATTAGAGGGAAGCTCCCTATCCAATTAGTGAGAGAAAAATTCCCATATTGTGATTTGTCGGATGAAGCAATTCAAGAATTAAAAGAAATCAGTATTTAAACAGGAGATGAAATTATGAAATCGTTCTGGATAACATATGCGTTTTGTTTTGTAAGCACAGTCATACTGACACTTATCACACAAGATCTCATTATATCATCAGCGTGGTCATTACTTTTATCGTTAGTAGTTTATCTGTTCTTTGATATCTGGTACTTCGAAGAAGATGAAACAGAGGAAGCAGTCGATGACGGAGAAGAGTATATTACGTTATTTACGATTAAGTATTAAAAAAGACTGATACTTGCGCCAACAAGTAACAGTCGAACTCATTAACAAAATTAATCAACTTAAATATACAAAATTAATCGGAGGACGTCAACTTTGGATAAAGAACTTATCACTATCAAATTAGAAACGTATGAAAAAATAGTAAGAAAAAATGAACAAAAAAACATACAAATTGAAGATTTACTGAAAGATAACCACAACAAACGAATTGAAATTGAAGATCTAGAAGTAACTATTGAAGAACTAGAACGTATGTTGCAGAAAGTGGGGACTATCTATGAAAAGTACAGTGACATATCTAATCAAAATGAAAGAAACTAACCTTTATATCATTAACAGACCTACTTATAACAATCCAACAGTCAAGTATTCAACAGATAAAAGAGATGCGCGAGAATTTAACGGATTAGAAGATGCTGAGGTTGATATGAATAATCATGTTGCAATTAAGAAAGTAGTTACTGAAACGACAGAATATGAGGAGGTCGATTTCAATGAGTGAAAAACAAGACCTTTTAACTCAATTAGGAATACAGGACATCAGCAAGCAGAACGCACATAAGTTTTACAAATTTGCAGTATACGGAAAGTTCGGAACTGGTAAGACCACTTTTTTAACTAAAGATAACAATGCACTTGTACTAGACATTAACGAGGACGGAACAACAGTTACAGAAGATGGTGCAGTGGTTCAAATTAAAAACTACAAACACTTTGCCATGGTAATTAAGATGTTACCTCAAATATTAGAACAACTTAGATCCAACGGAAAACAAATTGATGTAGTTGTGATAGAAACGATTCAAAAATTACGTGACATCACTATTGATGACGTAATGAACGGTAAAAGCAGAAAACCTACATTTAATGACTGGGGCGAAACTGCAACAAGAATTGTACACATTTACAGATATATTTCTAAGTTGCAAGAACAGTATCAATTTCATCTGGCTGTCAGTGGTCATGAGGGCATCAATAAGGACAAAGACGAAGAAGGCAGCACTATTAATCCAACAGTAACTATTGAAGCGCAGGAACAGATTAAAAAGGCAGTCATTAGCCAATCTGATGTGCTTGGAAGAATGACAATAGAAGAATATGACAGAGACGGTCAAAAGGATTACAGATATATATTCAATGCGGAACCGTCACCGATATTCGAAACAAAAATCAGACATTCACCTAGCGTCAAGATCACAGATAAAAAATTTATTAATCCAAGTATAAGCAATGTTGTAGAGGCAATTAGGAATGGTAATTAAAAATGTTAAAAGGACGGTTTAAAAACTATGGAAAATATTCAAATAAAACATCAACCACCAGAAGCAGTTGATGTAGTGAAGTTGATAAAAGTTGTTTGTTTAAAAGGAGATGGAAATGATGATCCCATTAGAAAAGTAGAAAGATACTATGACTTGAATGGTACTTTCCTTTTCGAAAAAGAAGACTAGTTATTATTAATAAAATCTTCTGCTTTAGAAATTTGTATTTCAAAAGACACTAAACTTGTTAAAGTATGCAAGAAACTTTTCAAGTCTTGAATATCTTTATCAATATGTTTTCTAATGTAATGCGTTTCGTCATTTCCTATCCATGAAGCAGCTTTAGCTAAATTTTGGATTCTCTCATCATCTATAGATTTAATACATTGACTTAACAGTTTACTAGAAATACTATCTCTATCTTCATTTTTGAATTCAATTAAATAGTCTTTAACTAAAAACTCAATAGCTTTGCGATATCCAATGCCTGCTAAATGATCATATCCTAAATCTTCCGCATTAGAACTCTGGGTAATGATGTTATTAAATTCTTTGCTTATTTTATCAATTTCACTTGGATAATCAAATAAAGTTTCAGGCATGGGTTTGCTATTATCCATTTTAAGTTCGGAAATGTACCCATTAGGCATGAGGATAACTTTATAGGTTTGCAAGAAATTATTATTACAACTAGGACATTGTAGAGTTAACGACATAGGTAAACTCCGATTGCTTGTATCAAATGGAGTTGAACATAAAATAGTTGGACTTATCTTGGATTTACACCATGGGCAATAATTTGGTAGTTCTACCTCATATCTTCCATGTGTACTTCCTTGAGTATCTAATAAATGAATTTTGCGTAGCAATTAAATCACTCACTTTCGAAATATTTATAAATGTATTATACAACAAAATTATAAAAGGACGGTATTAAATTATGAAAATTACAGGACAAACTCAATACGTTAAAGAAACGAATCAAGAGAAATTTTATAACGGTACAACAGGGTTCCAAGCTGGAGAATTTACAGTGAAAGTTAAAAATATAGAATACAATGACAGAGAAAATAGATACTTCACAATCATATTTGAAAACGATGAAGGTAAACAATATAAACATAATCAATTTGTACCACCATATAAATATGATTTCCAAGAAAAACAATTAATTGAATTAGTAACTAGATTAGGAATTAAGTTGAATCTTCCTAGTTTAGATTTTGATACTGACGAACTAATTGGGAAATTTTGTCACTTGGTATTGAAATGGAAATTCAACAATGATGAAGGTAAATATTTCACTGATTTTTCATTTATTAAACCTTATAAAAATGGAGATGGAGTAGTTAATAAACCAATTCCTAAAGATGAAAAAATGAAAGCTAAGGAAAACGGAGATAATAATCAGTCAAAAGATTCGCTAAGCAATGAATCAAATCCATTCGCAAATGCTAATGGTCCGATTGATATTTCTGATTCAGACCTCCCGTTTTAGGAGTGGTTTAAATGCAACGTATAACTAGATACCAGAAAGACAGCGACGGTACTTACTCCGTCGTTGCCACTGGTGTTGATTTAGAACAAAGCCACACAGAACTAATAGACAATGGATATTCAGTTTTAGCTGAATTGAAAGTCTATGACAACAAACGTATTACACATGAACAAAGAAAAAAGATATTTGCTTTACTCAACGACATAGAGAGGTACTGGGGCGAACCAGTAGAAGCGTTGAGAACGAGATTTCAAGCAGAATTAGAAATTATGAATGGTTATGATCCAATCAGTTTATCTAACTGTGAAAGGAAAGTAGCCAGTGAATTAATAGAACTTATCATAGCATTCATGTTCCATCATCAAATACCTATGCGTAGAGAAACAAGTGAGCTGCTTAAAGAAGATAAAGCACTACTATACTACGCAACTATCAACCGTAACTGTGTTATTTGTGGCAAACCTCATTCAGACCTCGCACATCATTATGCGATAGGTAGAGGTAAGAACCGTAAGACAATGGACCATTACGGATATGAAGTGTTAGCACTATGCAGAGGACATCATTCAGAACAGCACAACATAGGTGCAAACACATTCGATAAGAAATACCACTTAGAGAAGTCGTGGATTTCAGTAGATGATCGGCTTAACAAAATGTTGAAAGGAGAAAGAAATGATGAATAATATAGAAAAATTAGAATCCGAAAAAGAAGTTCTGAACTTCCTCTTCGGATTACGTAACACTAAAATAACAGATTCTAACGTTGAATTAATCAGCACAAAAATTTATGAAAAGATGTTGGAACATCCTACAGCGGATGCATGGAGTTTTTTTAGATTTGCGATTGCAAAAGAAAATATATTGTTAGGCAACTTAATCAATGTGAACGAAAGGAATCTGGAATCGGTAATTCTTCGAAAGTATCGAGAAGACGCTCGAAAAACTCGTAAATCTTTACTTGGTTATTGTGAGATGGAACCTCTTTACACACCTGAATAAATTGTTGTGATTTCAAAGAAAACTCTAAATACTTTTCATATCCTCTATAACTAATAATCCTTTCACGCATTACTGTTATTGATGCTGATAGATGTTTAAGAGTAGCTAAGTAATGGTTGTATTCATTTTGCTCAGTTACTGAACAAAGTGAATAAGCTATATTAACAAGTGAATTGCTAATCATATATAAATCTCTTTTCCATTCATAGTGTTCTAAGTTTTTAGAGAAGTAATCATATTGATGGTTTCGACGCAACTGATCTTCTTCTAATCTACGAAGATAATTATCTTCAATATTATTGTCATTTCGATTATCCATATATATACCACCTCCAATCCGATGCAAAAGCATTCAGAAAGATTATATCAGAAAGGAGAATGCAATAATGGCTACATTTAGAGTTCATAAAGAGTCTGGAAACTTTGTAACAGTACACAAAGATTTTATACACGATTTTAATATAAGTTGGAAAGCTAAAGGCATACTACTTTATTTATTAAGTCGTCCTGATGATTGGAAAATTTACGAAACGGAACTTAAGAAACATGCTACAGATGGTAGAGATAGTTTAAGAACAGGGATTAAGGAATTGGAAGAAGCAGGATATATATGTCGGACCCGAATCAGAGATGAAAAAGGACACTTTAAAGAGTATGAGTATCAAGTGTTTGAACTACCTAACCAAGTAGGAAAATCCCACTTAGGAGATTCCCACTTAGGAGATTCCCACTTAGGAGATTCCCACTTAGGAAAACCCGACACTACTAATAATAACTCCACTAATAATGACTGTACTAATAATGACGGTACTATATTGTCGGGCAACCCGACTGTACCGTATCAACAGATAGTAGATTATCTGAATGAAAAGACAGGCAAGCAATATAAGCACACTACTAAAAAGACTCAAACATTAATTAAAGCCAGAACAAAAGAGGGGTTTACCCTAGACGACTTCAAGCAAGTTATAGACAACATGAGTAGTCAATGGATGAATGACAGCAAGATGAACCAATACTTACGCCCAGAAACATTGTTCGGTACTAAATTTGAAGGTTATCTCAACCAGCAACAATCTAATGCAGTAGATGAGGATTGGAAAAAGCAATATGAGGATGTGTTTTAGATGGATGCTTTTTCAAAAATAGCTAAGCAAGCTAAATTCAGAAATAAAATAGTCAAGCAAGAAATGGGATTGCATTGTGATAAGTGTGGTCGTGATTATGATTACTATGAGTTTGATAATGGTCAAGTCATTAAAGACGGTTGTGATTGCAAGATGATAGCACTAGCCAAAGAGTCAACCGAAAACTTTAAGAAAAAGCAGCAACGTATCAAGACTAATGAAATATTCAAGAAATCAATTATCAATGATGATTTAGCGGATGCAGACTTTAACAACTATGATCCAACAAGCCAACAACTAGCAAAAGCTAAAACATTACTGGAACGTTACGCTAACAACTTCACATTAGATAATAAACAATCAATCTTGTTGTTCGGAACGTATGGTACAGGCAAGAGTCATTTATCTATGGCAACTATCAAGAGAGTGAGAGAGAAAGGTTATTCAGTCTTATACATGAATGTACCTCAATTGATTACCACTTACAAAGATACGTACAACAAACAATCGCAGCTAACTGAAAGAGACTTAGATAAAGCGATAGCAGATGTAGATTTACTTGTACTGGATGACTACGGAACGTCACTAAGCAACTTCGGTGTACAAAAGATGTTTGAAGTAATGGAATCACGTACAGGCAAGCACAACATCATCACAACTAACAACAGTAGTAAAGAATTAATACAAAATAAGGATCTAGCCAAGATATTCAGCAGAATGATGAAGAATACTACCACAATAAATATGAATGGCGAAGATTTCCGCATGAGAGGATTAAACTTTTAATGTTAACTAAAGAAAATATCATTGAAATATTAGGATGCAGTCCAGTATACGCTCAGTTGCACATAGACACTGCAAATGGCAACGCTGATAAGTTACAGAAGCAAATAGATGTAGAAGTAAATAAGAGGGCGTACACGCCAGCTGTGATGGAATTTGAGGTGAAACATGGAATTAGAAATTAATTTCAACGAAACACATAAAGCGCCTATCGGCTCACCTCGACCACGTTTTTCTATGAGAGGTAAATATGTTCAAACATATATGCCTAAAACTTATACGGATCATAAACGGTTTATACAAAAACAAATGCCGAAATTGATGATGGAAGGCAATTTAATCGTAACATTGCAATTCTTATTCATTCCGCCATTAAGTTGGAGTAACAAGAAGCGATTAGCAATGGTAGGTCAGTATAAACGTACGAAACCAGATATAGATAATTTGATTAAAACAGTATTGGATGCTGCAAATAATCACTTGTGGCAAGACGATAATCAAATTGTAGAAGTTAAAAGTTTTAAAAAATATGGGGAAACGCCAAAAATCATTATGAAAGTTGAGATGGTCGAATGATAGTAAGGATGCAGTACACATTAACTTTCGAGAAAGATATTGAAGTAGACACTCAAGACATATATCTAGCAGAGGAACAAGCAATAGATGAGATTCACAAAAATAAAGAGGACCATATTGACGGCGAAGTGATTGAAGCAGATGACTTCGAGATGAAATGGGTAATGGAGTGAGAGAAATGTATGCAAAATCGAAAACACCAATAGTTATTGATGGTAGAGAAATAGTATTAACAAATAAACAGAGAGCAGAAATGCGAGTAAAACAATTAAGTTTAGCACTGGTTCAACAAAGAATTAATGAAGGATGGACTTTAAAGCAAGCACTGAAATACAACTCGACTTATGTAACAAAGAATAACGAAATATGTTGGATGATCCCAATGATAGAAATGTCATTTTATATTCCAGTAAGAGAAAAAGAACGTATCAATGTTATAGGTACACGGATTACTGAAAGAGTCAAAAAAGGTGAATGGATTGATGAGATTTTAGGAGATATTGATTATTACGTAGAATATAACGGCAGAACACATTATGACCTAGCGACAGATGATATTGAACGTAAGTTGGAAGCTGAGAAATTGGAAGAAGAAAGAAAAAAGCGTTTAAAACCGTGGCTCTACGATGGAACACCGCAATGTGTGAAGCCTAGCAAATGGTACAAGCATTTAGCAGAAAACGACATATTTATTAAGGTGGTGCAGTAAATGATTAAAATTCATGAACTCAATCAAAGTAATCGTATCATTATTTACAGCTATAAAGGCATGAACATTGCAGACGGTGGACATTGTGCGACAGTCATTGACTTATCTAAAAAGAATTTTGAATATGATACGGCAATCGTAAGAACGGACGGACAAGAAAAGGTTTTAGAACTTACAGACGAAGATTATTTCGACAAATTGCCAACATCACATAAGAAAGCAACTCAATCTGAAAGCCGTGATGTTCCAAGTCATTATCAAGGTACTGGCGATATTGATGTAATCGAATTTTGCAGACAACATTTCACACCTGAAGAATTTAGAGGTGCGATGAAATTCAATCTTATTAAATATCCGACAAGACTAGGCAAGAAAGACAATGAAATTAAAGAATTGAATAAGATTATCGATTATGCACGAAGACTCAAGGAGGGATTGTAAATGGCTAAACAAATATATCTTGGTGGCGGAATGCTAGACCTCGGAGACCAAATGCTTAGAGAGTGGGAAAAGAAAGACCTTCAAAGATTAGGGTTCAAAGTTTATGTACCGCAAGACGATAAGAGTGTGAACGATAAAAACAATGCAGTACAAGAAGGATTAGCTGAACGTATTGTGAGAAATGATACGACTGGAATTTCTGAAAGCAACATTCTGATATTCGATTATCTCCCTCACAATCAGGGCACAATCGCCGAAATGGGATATATACAGGGATTAATGCATAGCGGTCATGAATGTAAGGTGTATGTACAGTGCACAGACATCAGACAGGGTACTGGCCATGTGAATAGAGAACAGGATAGAGCAGAGTTTAGCATTAACCAGTACGTCTACGGTGTGATACTGGACATCACAGACGGACGTGGCATTCAAACATGGGAAGAAATCACGCAAGACTTGATGGAAAGCTACGGTAAATACTGATGGCAGAGAACTTACAAACGAAATTTAAAGCAACTCACAATCTATTGTTCGTGCATGAGCTAAACGATCAAATGGATATATGGGATATATAATAAGGAGGAGTAGATGATATGATACCGAAGTTTAAATTTTGGGATAAAGACGAACAGTATTTTATAAAAGATGCAACGATAGTCTTAAATCAAGACGGAAGTGTTGAAGGTTTAGAATATTATCATTCGAAATTAAAATATTTAGTTTATAACGATATAAGCTACTATGAACTAATTCAATCCACAGGGCTTAAAGACAAGAACGGTGTGGAGGTATTTGAGGGAGATATAATCGATTGCTATACAGAAGGGTTATCAACAGTTAAGTTCGAACATGGATGTTTCGGATTAGTATGTAATGGCTACTTTGAAGGTTTTGAAAATGTATTAGGAAAATTAGAAATTATAGGTAATCAATTTGAACACCCACATTTACTAGAGGAGTGATGGCGAGTGAGTGCCTTAAAAGAGATTTGTAAAGACCAAAGGGAGCTATTAAACGAGTGTCGTCAAAATATCAAAGAATTAACTGAGGAAAATGAAAATCTAAAAGAAGAAGTAGAACATTTAAAAGGTGTTATTCAAGATGAAGAAGATTGGAAATTACTTAAATTAGAAGAAGAATGGTTGTGATTGTGAGTGAGTTATGAAGTAGATTATATACCGTGGTTAGAACATGAAAGAAAAAGGCTAACTTTTAGAAATAAAAAAATCAGAGCAGAAAGCGACTCCCTAATCGATGATATAGCAGTGTTGAAAGCTAATAATGATAGATACAGAAATAGAGCGGAAAACGCAATGGAATATGCTGAACGTTCTCAATGTGAAGTATTGAGGTTGGAACGTGAGAATAAAAGTTTAAAGAATGAAAACAAAGCGATACATTCACAATCTAACAGTTATTTTGACGAGTGGCAGAACGAGCAAACAACATCTCGAGGTTTACGTGAACAGTGTAAAGAATATGCTGAAGACGCTTCTAAATATTTATGCTTAACCGAGCATATACGCTTGAAAGCAGAAATAAACCCAAGTGTTGATAGGTATATAAATTTGGTTAACTATATTGATAAATTAGAAGGTGGAGAAAATGAAGTGTAAATATGAAGTGATATTTGAAGTCGTTTATAGTCCATTATTTTTCTTCCACCCTAAATATGAAGTCATAGCAAAAAACGAAGAACAAGCAAAAATAAAAGCACAAGAGGCATTTAATAGCCACCCAGACAATGTTGATTTAAAACGTGAAATTGTAGAAGTGAATTTATTGGAGGATAAATAAATGACTGAAAGATTAGAAATAAAATTATTAAGCAACAACGCAACATTACCTAAACGAGCTAATCCTAGTGATTCCGGTTTAGACCTATATGTGTCTGAAACAGTTGTTATTCCACCACACACTACTAAGTTAGTTAAAACAGATATAGCCATTAAATTACCATACGGCTATGAGGGACAAGTCAGACCACGTTCTGGTAAGTCACTAAAAACTAAATTGCGTGTAGCACTAGGAACGATAGATCTTACTTATCATAAAGAGATTGGAATTATCACAGACAACATAGGTGATGAACCTATAACTGTTAAACAAGGTGAGCGTTTAGCACAGTTAGTCATTGCACCTGTTTCTTATATGCAGCCGGTAGAAGTAGAACAATTTGAATACGAATCAGAACGCGGAGGATTCGGAAGTACAGGATATTAAAGACATACTACAAAAAGTTAAAGAGGTGTTACGTAAATGACCCAATACCTAGTACGCAAAATACACCACACAACAGATGAAGTGTTCCTGGATGCATCTAAGGCTAAGGAGAATGAAGAATTTGTTGTAGTGGATGCAAAGAATAAGGAAGAGACGGAGAAAATGGCGAAGAAACCTAAAGGATTATTAAGTTATGTACCATCTAGTTTTAATAACGGTCCTATTAGTAGAGCGTTAAAAGCTGGTATGTATAGAAAGGACAGTGATTGAATGAACATTGAAGATACAAGGTTTTTATGTAGGAGAACACATGGAGACTTTAAAGAAGGTGTTTATTACTACATTATTCCTACACATATAATTATTGAAGAAGGCTCAAATGATGATGGAGAATACCGTTGGTTTTGTCCTAATGTAAATAGTTTAATAAAAGAGAATGCTTTAACAAGAGATTTTGTTCAAGTGAGAAAGGACAGTGAGTGAATGAAACGTATATTCAAAACATTATTAATCATAGCGCTATATGAACTAAGTAAAGAGATCATATATGAAATTATTGTTAAGAAACAGGCTAACGATATGGTAGAACAACCTGATTACGATGAAATAGATGCATGGAAAAAATATTAAGGAGACTAGAAGATGAAAAAATTATTATTAGCAGCAACATTATTATTATCAGTATTCTTAGGTGGTTGCACTTGGTTAGATGATAAGGTGAAAGATCATGAGAGTGACACAAAGGGATTAGAAAGAACGGTCACTGTATATAGTAAAACAGGTGATGTAGTGAAACAATATAAGGGAGACAATGTAAGAACTAAATACAATGATGGTGGCGCATTAGTTATTAATGTAGATGGCAAGCGTGTGCAAGTGATGAATAGCGATGTTGTGATAGAGGAGAAAGGCGCAGAGAAATACGAGGTGAGTAACTAATGTGGATGATAGCAGCAATAGTTTTAGCTTTTATAGCACTTATATCAATCATATCGAACAGTGTAAAGAATGATTTAATATCTACGCTTAGATATGAGAATGCACACTTGAAGAATTATATACAGGCATATATTAATAAGAAGTAGGTGTATGTAATGATTAATGTACTAATAAATTCACAGCCAATTGTTCCTGCTTATATATCACTTCTATATTATCGCTACGATAAAGAGTGTTATATGACTATGAAGGAATTGATAGCAATGGCTGAAATAGAAGATGTAATAAATAGATTAGTTAAACAGTAACTGGAGGTAAGTCATGTATACTGCAGAACAAATAGAGGAAATGATATATGAATATCATTGGAGAAAGAATGTACTACTTGAAGAAGGTTATGAGTTAGATAGTAACTCTACTGCTCAGTATGGTGTTGAGTCTACTATGCCTAAAGCTCAAGGTGGAACGAGCGATAAAGTATTAGATATCGTGACACGTAATGATGTAATCTATAGAATATTGTATAAGCATCTTGAAGTAGTAAGCTTTATTGATAAATACGAACATCATATAGACAATGATAAGAATCTAAATATACTTTATGAAATTAAGAAAGGAAAGAGACCTACAGAAATTAAGAAGATAATGAATATAGGTAGAACAAACTTTGAAAGTCGTATGACAGATATCGTGAATGTGTATCTTAATGAGCAAGATAAACACAATAAACACAATCAACAGGATAAGCACAATCAACAGGATAAACACAATCAACGCTATCAACACTAATTAGTAATCATCATTAGTATTTTATATAATATATTTATAGCGATAATGCTAGAATACAAATGGTACTAACAATTATAAATAAACAATACTATATTATATCGAAACACATCACATTGAGTGGTGTGTCTTTCTTTATGCGTATAGAACAAGGAAGTGAAGGGATGAAGATTGTAGTAGTGTATGGAGCACCAATGAGTGGCAAGACTACATATGTTCGTAATGCTATGACTGAGTATGATTTAGTGTTTGACTATGACGCACTCACACATGCAATGACTAGCACAAAGTATCAACAACACAATGATAATGCACATACATTAGTTATGAGTATGAGAGATAAGATGATTGATCATGCTAAGCAATCAGATAACGGTGTGTTATATATCGTTACTACATTCCTTTCATATAAGTTAATGAGTGAGGTAGATACACACTTTAATACTCAGTACAAACGAATGGATACATCATTAGATGAATGCAAGCGAAGACTAAGCATTAGTGATAGACACAATAAGCAACACGTTATGCAAGTGATACATGAATGGTATGGCAAGTATATATACAACAAAGGATTAATAGATAGTGATGAACTAACAAAGGAAACCAAGAGGTTATATAAGTCTAAAGACTGGCATACATTGAGACACATGGCATTAGAAAGAGACAATCATTTGTGTCAAATGTGTTTAAGAAAACATAGATATACAGATGCTGACTTAGTTCATCATATGATTTATGTTAAAAGTGATTTTCAAAAAGCGCTAGATTTAGATAATCTCATGTGCGTTTGTTCGAAGTGTCACAATAGAATTCATGCAAAAGATGAAGAAAAAGTTTTTACAACAGAAAATGTAGAAAGAAAAGTGCGAACGATAAAACTTTGATGCCCCCTGGTTTTTGTTTTGAGAAAAAGAAATAAAGAGACCGCGGACAGTTTCGTCGTTCGCAACGCAAATAACTTTTCATGAAAGGGGGGTAAAGGTTGGAATTAACAAAAAAGCAATTAGTCAGTTATATCGATGGTTATCAAACTTCAGATGATATCTTAATAGATCTCTATTTAGAGACTTATAAATTTTATTGTCGATTAAGAGATGAACTCGAAGAATCTCAGCTTATGTATGAACATACGAATAAAGCAGGCGCTACGAATTTAGTTAAAAACCCATTAAGTATTGAATTAACGAAAACGGTTCAAACGCTAAATAATTTATTAAAGTCATTAGGATTAACTGCAGCACAAAGAGAAAAAATAGTTGAATCAGAGGAGGACGGTTTTGGTGACTATTAAAGTATTGAATAAACCTTCACCTAAATTGCTCACCACATGGTATGCGCAACAAGTCGTTAGAGGTAATATTACGGCGAATGAATACGTTAGAAAAGAATGCCAAAGGCATTTAAACTACCTCAAAAATGACAATCATCGGTGGGAATTTGATGAAGAAAAAGGACATAAACCTATAAGGTTTATTGAAAAGTTCTGTAAACCTTCTAAAGGCGAATACGGACAACTCATATTACAACCATGGCAACATTTTATTATTGGTTCTTTGTTTGGTTGGGTAGATAAAGAAACACGTTTACGACGCTTTAAAGAAGGCGTCGTTTTTGTTGGGCGTAAAAATGGTAAAACGACTTTGATATCAGGTTTAACAACTTATGGTGCTTCAGAAGATGGCGAACCTGGGGCAGATGTTGTTCTACTAGCTAATGGTATGAAACAAGCTCGATTATTATTTGATGAATCAACCAAGATGATAAAAGCTTCGCCTAAATTAAATAAAAATTTCAGACCAAGAAGAGATGCCATATATTACGATAAAACAAATTCGAAAATTGAACCCCAAGCAGCAGATAGTGAGAAGTTAGATGGTTTAAATACACATATTGGCGTGTTTGATGAAATCCATGAATACAAAGATTATAAATTAATTTCTGTTATAAAAAACTCTCGACAATCAAGAAAGCAGCCTTTACTAGTTTATATTACAACGGCGGGTTATCAGTTAGATGGTCCTTTAGTTGATATGGTTGGTGCTGGTGAAGATACTTTAAATGGTGTGGTTGAAGATGAACGTACTTTTTATTTCTTAGCTTCTTTAGATAAAGAAGATGATTTAGATAATCCAGAAAATTGGGCGAAAGCAAATCCCAATTTGGGTGTATCAATTGATTTAGAAACGATGAAAGAGGATTGGGAAAAAGCGAAGCGCGTTCCAGCGGAACGTGGGGATTTTATCACGAAACGCTTTAATATATTTGCGAACGATGATGAAATGAGTTTCTTAGACTATGAAACACTTAAGAAAAATAATAAAGTCATTGATTTAGAAGAACTCAAAGGGAAACCTTGTACGATTGGTTATGATTTATCTGAAACACAAGATTTCACTGCGGCTTGCGCTACTTTTGCCTTAGATGATGGTAATATAGCGGTTATTTCACATTCATGGGTACCAGAAGAGCGCGTTAAATACGCCAATGAAAAAATACCCTTTAGAGAATGGCAAGAGGAAGGTTATTTAACAATAACACCCGGACAATATGTTGATTACCAACAAGTTTATGATTGGATTACAGAAATGAATCAATATTATCCTGTGGAAAAAATAACGTATGACCGTGCGAATGCTTTTAAACTCAATCAAGAATTAAAAAATTATGGTTTTGAAACAGAAGAAACAAGACAAGGCGCGATTACTTTAAGTCCAGCTTTAAAAGACCTAAATGAGTTGTTTTTAGATGGCAAAGTTATTTTTAATAATAACCCAATGATGCGCTGGTATATCAATAATGTTCAATTAACTAAAGATCGTAATGATAATTGGTTACCAACGAAACAAAATCGCTATCGTAAAATTGATGGTTTTGCAGCGTTATTAAATACTTACACTGACATTATGAATAAAGTGGTTACAGACGCAGGTAATGGCAATATTGAGTTTATTAGTATGAAAGAACTACTGAGTTAGGAGGTGAAGACAATCGCTAAACAAAATATAATTAGTAAAGTTAAACAAAAATTGATAGATAATTGGGTAGATCAAAGTAAGGAAAAACTTTATGATTTTTCACCCTGGCGTAATAAAAACTTTTGGGGTGTTATCAGCAACACTTTAGAAACTAACGAAACAATATTTGCAGCTATCACTAAATTATCGAATTCAATGGCGAGTATACCTATAAAGCTCTATAAAAATTATGAAGTAGTTACCAATGACATTTCATTACTTATTACAGATAGTCCTAATGGCTCAATTAGTAGTTTTGACTTTATTAATCAAATTGAAACGTGCCGTAATGAAAAAGGAAATGCATATGTATTAATTGAACGTGATATATATCATCAACCTAACAAGCTTTATTTAATCAATCCGGATGTCGTTGAAATATTAATTGAGAGTACATCGAAAGACATTTATTACAGTATTCACGCAGCAACAGATAATAAATTAATTGTCCACAATACAGACATGATGCATTTCAAACACATTGTTGGTTCGAATATGGTACAAGGAATTAGCCCAGTAGATGTCTTAAAGAATACTACTGATTTTGACAATGCTATTCGAAATTTTAATTTAAAAGAGATGGAGAAACCAGAATCCTTTGTGCTTAAATATGGTACGAATGTATCAGATGACAAGAGAAAATCAGTCGTTCAAAACTTCAAAGATTTTTATGAAGAAAATGGTGGCGTTTTATTTCAAGAACCAGGCGTTGAAATTGACCCACTAGATAAAAAATATGTATCTGAGGACATTGTAGCTACAGAAAATTTAACACGCGAACGTATTGCAAATGTGTTTCAAATACCATCGGTTTTTTTGAATGCAAATAATGCAATGACATTTAACTCAAATGAAGAGCTTGACCGTTACTATTTACAACACACATTACTGCCAATTATTAAGCAGTATGAAGAAGAATTTAACCGAAAATTATTAACTAAATATAGACGGACTATGGGGTATTACTTCAAATTTAATGTTAAATCGTTCTTACGTGCAGATAGTAAAACACAAGCAGAAGTTTACTTTAAAGCTGTGCGTAGTGGCTATTATACTGTTAATGACATTCGATTATGGGAAGATTTACCCCCTGTTGAAGGTGGCGATACTCCGTTAATTAGTGGAGATTTATATCCGATTGATACACCGCCAGAACAAAGACACACATTGAAAGGAGGTGACAGTAATGAACAAGAAAAAAACTTACTTTCAGATGAAGAAAAAGGCGGAGAATAAAGGTGAAATATACATTTATGGGGATATTGTATCTAATAAATGGGATGACACAGATGTAACAGCCGTTGATTTCAAAAAAGAGTTAGATCAATTAGATAATGTTTCAGAAATAGATGTTCATATTAACTCAGCTGGTGGAAACGTGTTTGAAGGACATGCGATTTACAACATGTTAAAAATGCATAAAGCAAAAGTGAATATATATGTAGATGCCTTAGCAGCATCAATTGCAAGTGTTATCGCAATGAGCGGTGACACTATTTTTATGCACAAAAACAGTTTGATGATGATTCATAATTCATGGGTTATGACAATTGGTAATTCGAAAGATTTAAGAGAGACAGCTGAATTATTGGATAAAACAGATCAATCTAGTAACAGCGCCTATTTAGATAAAGCAACCAATTTATCAGAAAATGAGTTAAAACAAATGCTTGAAGCCGAAACATGGTTAACGGCAGATGAAGCATTAGAAAAGGGTTTAGCGGATGAAATATTAGGCGCTAGCGAAATAGCTGCTAGTATTTCGAATGATATATATCAAACATTTAAACACGTTCCTGAAAATATAGAAAAAGACGTGGACAAAATAACTAATGTTGAAAGTATTAAAGAAACGGTTGAAACGCCTAAAAACACTATGTCACCAAAGGAAAAAGAAGCAAGGGAACAAATCATTAAAGAATGTAAAAGTTTAAAAACAATATACAATTTCTAGGAGGAATAACATATGACTACATTATATGAACTTAAACAATCATTAGGTATGATTGGTGAACAACTAAAAGATAAAAATAACGAATTAAGTCAAAAGGCAAGTAATCCGAATGTTGATATGGAAAGTGTTAATCAATTAAAAGAAGAAAAAGCAGGATTACAACAACGTTACGATATCGTAGAATCTCAAGTAAAAGAGATTGAACAAAAAGAACAAAGTAAATTCAAAGATAAAACAAACGCATATCAGTCATTAAATGAAGAAAATCAAATTATTAAAGCGAAAGCTGAATTTTACCGTCATGCCTTAAATCCAAAAGAATACAGTAAACCTTCTGAACAAGCACAACGTTTATTGCATGCGTTACCAACTGATAATGATACAGGTGGAGACAAATTCTTACCTACTACATTATCAAAAGAGTTAGTTTCAGAACCTTTCGCTCGAAATCAGTTGCGAGAAAAAGCACGTCTAACAAATATTAAGGGATTAGAAATTCCTCGTATCTCATACACACTGGATGACGATGATTTTATTACAGATACAGAAACAGCTAAAGAAATGGAACTAAAAGGTGACACAGTTAAATTCGAAACATACAAATTTAAAGTATTTGCTGCAGTTTCTGATACTGTAATTCATGGTTCAGATGTTGAATTAGTTAGTTGGGTAGAGAATGCTTTACGTTCAGGATTAGCCGATAAAGAACGTAGAGACGCTTTTGCTGCTAGTCCTAAACCTGGAATTGAACATATGTCATTTTATAATGGAAGTGTAAAAGAAGTGGCTGGTTCAAATATGTATAAAGCTATCATTAATGCCTTAGCTGATTTACATGAAGATTATCGTGATAATTCAGTGATTTATATGAGATATGCAGATTATATTAAAATTATTGATATTTTATCTAACGGTACTACTAATTTCTTTGACGCTCCTGCTGAAAAAATATTTGGTAAACCAATTGTATTTACTGATGCAGCAGTTAAACCAGTAATAGGAGATTTCAATTACTTTGGTATTAACTACAATGGTACAACGTTTGATACAGATAAAGATGTAAAAAAAGGCGAATATCTATTCGTTTTAACTGCTTGGTATGATCAACAACGTACATTAGACAGTGCGTTCCGTATCGCTAAAGTTGATGGTGGTTCTGAAGACACGAATACACCCTAACAAGCCCCAAAAGGTAGAAGTAGAGACGAGAGCAAAATCCGTCTCTATTTCTGCTGAATAGGGGTGGTTTTGTTGAATCAAAATGAATTATTACGCATCAAAAGATGGTTAAACATAGATTATGATATCGAAAATGATACGTTAGAAGATATGATTCTAAGTGCTAAGTCTGAATTAAGTTTAAGTGGTGTGCCTCAGTACTATCATAGTGATGAGGCATATCCTTTATATTGCCAAGCGATTAATTATATTGTTTCGCGTGATTATGAGACTCGTGGCTTTGTTGAGTATGAACGTGAAAATAAAGGATTTAATGACAGAACCTTACAATCATTTATTCTTAAGTTGAAAGTTTGGTGATTTAAGTGCAATTTAAAAACTTTAATACGTACTTAACTTTTTATGACATGGTTAAAACTGGCCCTTACCCAGATGATTTAGAAGAAAAAGAGGTTTATAGTTGTAAAGTTGAAAAATATGATAATTCTATTAAAGACAGACAAGTTCTAACGACAAACGGTAAAACCCAAGGTTTTACATTTATAATGAGAGACGCTCAACGACAATTTATCCCAAAGTATCAACATACAATCAAAGTGAAGGATTATCGCTTTGAAACGCAACTATTTAACATATATGATATTCGATTTGATAAGCCGAAAGCAGGCTATATTACGGTGGTGGTGGCTGAAAATGAGTAAACCTAAAATCAATGGTATATATGATGTAAAGCTTAAAGGCGAAAAAGAGTTAATGAAAAAGATGGAAGCAAAATTTGGTCAAAAAGCAATGCAAGTAAAGAATGATAAAGCATTAATTGAAGCATCTGACTTTTTAAAAGAAGAACTCAAATATCAATTTGAAGATTTTAGAGATACAGGCGCGACCATTCAAGAAATGAAGCGAGGGAATCCTGAAACGGTTGCTGGTCAAAGACGGATTATGATTCATTGGGAAGGTCCTAAGGAAAGAAAAAATATCATTCATCTTAATGAACATGGCTATACACGTAATGGTAAAAAGTATACACCTCAAGGTTACGGTGTCATTGCCAAAACATTAGATGCATCACAAACCAAATACCGTGGCATCATTCGAAGAGAGTTGAACAAAAAGTGAATATACTCAAATATATTACGAATATCATTATTAACGACCCTATACTCGCATCAGAAGTAAACAACCGCATTTATTATTACGAAGTAACAGAAGTGGATGATACGAGTGATGCGTTTGTCGTTTTAACCCCGATATTAGATCGTCCAAGCACATATGTTTCTGATAAATATCTATCGGAAACTTATTTTTTTCAAGTCGATGTTGAATCTTATAATCATCAACAAACGATAGATATAACGAAACGGATTCGTTATTTACTATCAAATGAAAATTTAAATCAAGCATCATCACAATTAGATGACTATTTTAAAGCAACACAAAGGTATGTGATGTCACGAAGATATCGTGGCATACCTAAATACCAATATTACAAAGGTGAACGTGTCGAATAGATGCGTTCTTTTTAATTCAAGGAGGAAAAATTATGGCAGTAGTAGGATTTGAAAAAGTACACGTAGGTATTTTTGATGAAGATGAAAAAATTAAGAAATTAATGACATGGAAAGATGCAAAAGGTGGTACGGTCAATCTTAACATTTCAGGATTAGCCCCTGAAAAAGTTGAAATGCGTGCTTCAAATAAGACGGTATGGTCTAAAAAACAAGGAACAGGCGAAGTTCAGTCAGAACTGGATGTATTTAATGTACCAGATAAAGATTTAGATGCCGTTTTAGGTCGTGATTCAGATGAAAATGGCACTTCATGGGTGGGTGAGAAAACACGTGCGCCTTATGTTGCGTTAATTGGGGAGTCAGAAGATTTATTATCAGGCGAACCTGTGTATCTTGCGTTAACTAAAGGAACAATGAGTCTTGAATCTATTGAATGGAAGACAACGCCAAAAGAAGCAGAAGAACCAGAACCACAACAACTTACAGGTGATTGGATCGCACGTACTATTAATGGCGAATCACGTACTTATGGTTATCATGTTGGTAAAGAAGGATCAGATGAATTGTTCCAAAGTGTATTCCCTGGTTACGAAAATGTTGGAGAAGGCGAAATGCTAGACAATGACAATTCAAATGATAACGAAGCAGTAGAAACACCCTAAGGCACCCCAAAATGTAGCGATAACAGCTAAAAGTAAATCGGCTGTTATTTCTGCAGAATAGGGGTTTTTGAATTAAATCATAGGAGGAATTTAAACGATGGATACATTTAAGATTTCTAAAGGAGAAGTAGTTATTCCTCTAAGTAAACGTAGTAAAGACTCTGAAAATTTAATTGAAAAAGTAAAAGAGTCAGTACATGAAAATGGCAACGAAACTACAGTTTACACATACTAAAGATTAAAATCAGGGGAATTTCCCTTAGGTGAACATCAAATTACAATTAGATGGAGTGATGAATAATGGCAGATATTTTAAAAATTTATAAAGATGATGAAGTAGTCGCAAGTTCTGAACGTGGTGAAGATGGTAAAGCTAGCGTTACGATTGAAGGTCTGGACGCAGATACAGCATATGAAGCAGGCACATATCAAGCTGCTTTTAGTAACGATAATGGTGAATCTGACAAAACAGATGTACCAGGATTTAAAACAAATCCAATTAAAGTAACAGGCGTTTCCCTTGATAAAGAAAGTTTAACGCTAAACGTCGGAGATACAGAAAATATTCAACCAACGGTTGCGCCATCGACTGCGACTAATAAAGGTGTAGCTTATGCATCATCAAACAAAGCAGTTGCAACTGTAGACGAAAACGGTAAAGTAACTGCGGTTGCTGCAGGCACAGCTGATATCGAAGCAACAACGAACGACGGTAATAAAAAAGCTACTTGTAAAGTGATTGTTGAAGAACAAGAACAAAACCCAGAAACACCACAAAATGTAGAAGTAGAAGCGAACAAAAATGATGCAGATGTATCAGCAGAATAAATAAATCAGGCGACCGAAGTCGCCTATTTTTGTATACAAAAATAATTCACTTAAAGGAGTCAATAATATGATTAAATTTGAAATTAAAAACCAAGAAACGGGCAAAGTAGAAAGTTATTCGAAAGAAGTTATCACAATGGGAGAGGCAGAACGTTTTTATGAATGGATGGAAAGCCGTGAAAAAGAAGTAAAAAAAGAGAAACCAGATATGAAAAAAGTTAGAAAAATGGAACGTGATTACTTAGTTAGTTTATTTGAAAAACAAGGTTTAACAGAAGAAGACATTTTAAATAATATGGGTACAAAAGCATATTCTTATGTGTTAGGTGAAATATTTCGAGAAATCAGCGGCGAAGACGAAACAAATTCAGAAGATGAAGCAAGCCAAGAGGGAAAGACAGAAGAACACTCTCAATAAGCGACATTTTATCAAACATTAAGGACTTACAAAGGTTCTGTATGATGCATTACGGTTGGACTTTAACAGAAGTTAAGGCACAACCGTATTTTCAACTGTTATCGATTTTAAATGAAGATGATAAAAAAGATAAACAAAAAACTAAATCTAAAAAAGAACAAGAAGTTATTAAAGGTAAAGACTTAATCAAACTATTCGGTGGATAGGTAAGAAGGGAGGTACATATAATTGGAAAATATTGAAGGCTACGCGATAAAGAACACCATGGATAATACGGGCGTTGAAGAAGGCATGAAAGGTCTTAAACGTCAAATGGGCGTATTGAGTTCTGAAGTGAAAGCGAATATGTCTAGTTTCGGCAAAGCTGAGAAATCTGTACAGAAGTATCAAACACGTATTGAAGGACTTAACAATAAAATGAAAGTCCAAAAGAAAATGTATGATCAAGCTAAAACCAATTTAAATAACGTTAAAAGTTCTTATGAAAAAGCAACGAATAGTATTAAACAACAAGAACAAAAAGTTAAAGAGCTTGCCGAAGCACATAAGAAGCAAGATGAAGCGATGCGTAAATCTAATCAAGAGATGAAAAAATCTAATAAGGAATTAGATAACGCTAAAATGAAACAATCTGTATTAAGTGCTGAAAAGGCCAAAGCTAAAACAAAACTCGATGACTTACGTTCTGCAGAAAGACGTTTAAAAGAATCAGGCAAAGCCTCTACTGAACAAATTAAACAAGCTTCTAATGCGACCAAACAACAACGTGAAGTCCATCAAAAATTAATTGCGAGTCATAAAGAAGAAACCGCAAATGTTAAGAAGTTAACACAGTCTCATAAAGGCATTACAGAAGAGAATAAAAAGGTTAAAGCTTCTTACCAACAATCAAATGACGCAGTTAAAACTGCAGAAAAAGAATATGACAAACTTTCTAAAACAATCAAAGATTATCCAAAAGACTTAGCGAAAGCCGAAAAAGCTGTTAATAATGAAAAAGCTTCAATGAATGGTTTGCAAAAAAGTATTGATAAAGCTGAACAAGAGCTAAAGCAAATGAACAAACAACAAATGATTGCTAATAGCTCATATACAAAACAAGCAGACCATTTAGACAAAATGTCAGAGAAGTATGGCAAGATGTCTCAAAATATGCGTTCAGTAGGACGTAATATGTCTATGTATGTGACAACACCGATTGCTGGCGCTATGGGCTACGCAGGTAAACTTGGCGTTGAATTTGACGATGGCATGCGTAAGGTACAAGCCATCTCTGGCGCTACAGGTAAAGATTTAGACGCGTTGAAAGCGAAAGCCCGTGAAATGGGTGCGACTACTAAATTCAGTGCGAGTGATAGTGCTGAAGCTATGAACTACATGGCTATGGCTGGTTGGAAATCGCAAGATATGATGAGTGGTTTGCCTGGGATTATGGATTTAGCTGCTGCATCAGGTGAAGAATTAGGTACTGTTTCTGATATTGTTACTGATGGATTAACAGCATTTGGGCTTGAAGCTAAAGATAGTGGCCGTTTTGCGGATGTCTTAGCGTCAGCTAGTGCAAATGCGAATACTAATGTTCAAATGATGGGTGAAGGCTTTAAATACGCTGCCCCTGTAGCTGGCGCATTAGGTTATAGTATCGAAGATACTTCAACAGCTATTGGGTTGATGAGTAATGCGGGTATCAAAGGGCAAAAAGCTGGTACAGCATTGCGTACGATGTTTACAAACCTATCAAAACCAACGGCAGGCATGAAAGACAAGATGGATGAACTCGGTATATCTATAACAGATAGCAAAGGTGAAATGTTGCCAATGCGTGACGTTATGGATCAATTGAGAGATAAAATGGGTGGTTTATCTAAGGACCAACAAGCTGCAACTGCAAGTACAATATTTGGTAAAGAAGCAATGAGTGGTGCATTGGCTGTTATTAATGCTTCTCAAGAAGACTATGACAAACTATCTAAATCTATTGATAACAGTGAAGGCTCGGCTAAGAAAATGGGCGACACAATGGAAAAAGGCTTAGGTGGTAGTTTAAGAGAATTAAAATCTGCTGCCGAAGAGCTTGGGTTATCTGTTTTTGAAACCATTCAACCTGCTTTATCTGGTATGGTTGGTGGTTTGAAATCAACCGTCGATTTTTTAAACGATTTACCGAAAGGCGCAAAAGTAGCTAGCGTCGCTATTGCAGGTGTAGCTGCCGCAATTGGTCCTGTAACTTTAGGTGTTGGCCTATTATTAAGAGCAGTTCAAGCAGCAGCTGGAGGTTATGCACAACTTAACCGACGTATGGCCGAAAACTCTGCAGAAGCTGCAATTAATGCAGGAGCAACAAAAGCGAATGCTGGCGCAATTACTGCGTCAGGTAAGAGCGCTAAAGGTTCAGCAGGTTTATTTGGTCGCTTTGGTAAAACAGCAGGTAAAGCTACTGGTAAAGTCAATTTGTTAGGCAAAGGCGCTAAACTATTAGGTAATGGTGTTAAATTCTTAAGTGGGCCCATTGGTTTGGCTATCACAGGCGTTACGTTGTTGGGTGGCGCATTCACAAAAGCTTATAATAATGTGGATTGGTTTAAAAAGGGCATTGATGGTTTACTTGATGTTGTTAAAACATTTGGTGGCGGTGCTATTGAGCAACTCAAAAACCTGAGTGACTGGTTTTCTAAAACAGGAAGTAAAATCAAAGAAACTTTCTTCGATGAAATGAAACAAGGCTATAAAGACTTAGACGATGACGATTTATTAAAAAAAGCTGGCGATGGCTTTAAAAAATTCATGGATAAAGTTGGTAAAGCTTCAGATAAAGCAACCGACACAACTAAAGTTTTAGGCAAAGGTGTTTCTAAAGAAACTAAAAATGCTTTAGATAAATATGTTAAGTATTCAGAAGATACAACGCGTGTTTTATCAGATATCAAACTAAATCATGACAAAATCACAGATGATATGCGTGAAAAACTTGAAACTTCAGTTCGAAAAGGTGGAGAAGAAGCCTTAAAGCAAATTCAAAAACGTAATAAAAAAGTATCCGATGAATTGAATGATATGCTTGAAAACAGTGAAGCGTTTACTGCCCAAGAAAAACAAGATATGATTCAAAAAAATCAAGAGGCATCTGATGAAAAAATTAAACGACTTGAAGAGCTAAACCAAGAAATCGAAGAATTAGAACTAAAACAATTTAACGACGGGAAACTTACAGCTCAAGAAGAAAAAGACCTAAAAGCTAAATTGGATGAACGTAATCGTATCACAACCGAAAGTATTGCGAAAGGACAAAAAGAGCAACAAGCTATTTTATCAAGAATGAACGCTAACACAGGTGCTATTGATACACAACAAGCAAGTGAGGCTATTAAAGATGCAGTCAAAGCAGAGAAAAAAGCTAAAAAAGAAGCTAAAAAACAACGTGACGATGATGTTGTTCAAGCTGATGATTTACTTGCTTATGGCGAGATTGATCAAAAAGAACATGATAAGCGTATTGGAGAAATTAAAGATGCTTATGATGAAGCTATAGAAACTGCTGAGGGAAAAACTGGTGACATACGTAAATCAGTTAAAAAGAACAATAAAGATATAACTGATGATATGGATATGACTACAGGTAAGGTTTATTCTAATTCAGAAAAACAATGGAATAAATTTACTGGTGATATGTCAGATGCATTTTCTGAAATGGGCAAAAACTACAACAAATTCAAAGAAAACATGAGTGAAGTAGGCAGTTCTATTTCAAGCTTTTTTACTGAAACGGATTGGAAACAACTTATCAATGATGGATTAGGCAATATTGGCGAATGGATAGCTACACCATTTAAAGCTGCAGGTGAAAGTATTGGTGATGCTGTTTCTTCTTGGCAAGAAAATATTTCTGAAGCTGGCGAAGATATCAAAGGTGGCTTTGACTCACTCACAGGTTGGTTTTCTGAACAAGGTCAGGAATTCTGGGATGCACTTCAAGATGGCTGGAAAATTGCCATAGAAAATGGCGGAGATTTATGGAATTCTTTAACAGGTTGGTTGTCTGAAAAGTGGGAAAGTAGCAAAGAATGGTTCTCAGAAAAAGGTGGTCATATCTGGTCTGGCATTAAAACTGGTTGGAACAATGCTTTAGAGACAGGAGGTGATCTTTGGGCTTCCTTAACTGGCTGGCTCGGTGAAAAATGGGAGGAAACTAAAACGTGGTTCTCTCAAAAAGGCGGTCATATTTGGTCTAACATTAAATCAGGTTGGAATAATGCGCTTGAAACTGGAGGCAATCTCTGGTCATCGATTACTAATAAACTCGGTGAAAGTTGGGAAAATACCAAAGTTTGGTTTAGTGAAAAAGGCCGAAATATTCAACAATCATTCAAAAATGGTTGGAATTCTGCTTGGAACACAGCAGGTAATATTTGGGGCAAAGTGACTAAAGGCGTATCTGATACCTGGGAAAATGTGAAGACATCGACCCGTGACAAACTCGAAGAAGCTAAAGAAACAGCGACAACTAAAACACGTGGTATTTGGAAAAATACATCTAAATGGTTTGGTGATACTTACAATACAGCGAAAGATAAAGTGACAGGCGTTTATACTAAAACGCGAGATAAATTTACAGACGCTGCAGGTAAAGTGTGGGATAAATCCAAATCAGCATACGACGGTACGAAAAAATGGTTTGGTGAAACTTATGAGAAAGCCAAAACCAAGGTCACAGGTGTTTATAATCAAGCAAAAGGTAAATTCGGCGATACAGCAAGTACAGCTTGGGAGAAATCGAAATCTACGTGGAAAGGCACAAGTAAATATTTTGGTCAAGCTTATAGTTCTGTTAAAACTAATGTAAGTAACATGTGGGGCAAAGCTAAAACAAGTTTCGGTAATATTGCTGGTGAAGGCTGGAAAAAAGCGAAGTCTGTTTATAAAGGTTTCAAAAAATGGCTAGGCGATACACTACAATGGATTAAAGATGTCGGCGCCGATATGGGTAAAGCTGCAGGTGATTTAGGTAAAAAAGTTGCCAACAAAGCTATTGGCGGTTTGAATGGCATGATTGGTGGCGTTAACAAAATATCTAAGGCGATTACGGGTAAAGATAAACTGATTCAACCTATTGATAGACTTTCTACAGGTACTTATGATGGATCATCACTTGCAACTGATTCAAATGGTGGTTTAAGACAAACCACGGTTGCGATGGTTAACGATAAAGGACCAGGTAATGGACCAGGTGGGCGTACACAAGAGCTTATTCAACGTAAAGATGGCTCAATTGATGCCCCACAAGGTAAAAATACGATTGTTGGACTAAGCAAAGGTGATGGTGTTATTAATGCTAGACATACGCACAAACTTCAAGAACAAGGCATAATACCTAAACGCTTATCAACGGGTACAGGAATTAAAATACCACGTTTCTCTAAAGGAAATAAAAAAGATTGGTACGAAGACATTATCGATGGCGCAGCAAATATAAGTAAAAATGTGAGCGGTAAAATATCTGATGGTTATCACAGTGCGAAAAAAGCAGGTAGTGATGCCAAAGATACTGTTGAAGACTTAGGAAGTAAAGGCTTAGAAAAAGTTAAAGACGATGCATCGTGGCTAGGCGATAAAATTGGAGATGTTTGGAAATATGTTAAACATCCGGGTAAATTAGTGAATAAAGTTATGGATAGTATAGGCATCAACTTCGGGGGCGGCGATAACGCTACCGTTAATTTAGTTAAAGCTGCTTATAAAAACTTGAAATCTTCATTAGTAGACAAAGTGAAAGACTGGTTTACAGAAGCTAAAGGTGGCAATGGTGATGCTAGTTGGTTGCCATGGGATAATATCTTGCAAACATTTGGACATTACACTGGTGGGCTTATGTTTAATGGTGGTCGCCACTATGGTGTTGACTTCGGTATGCCAACAGGAACTAAAATCAAAGCTTTAACTGATGGTAAAATATCACAAGCAGGCGCAGTTGCAGGTGGCGGCGGTAATCAAATCACACTTGATGAGCCTGGTGGTAAATGGTATCAGTGGTACATGCATATGAGTAAAATCATTGCTAAAAAAGGACAAAAAGTAAGCGCTGGAGATGTCATTGGGTTATCAGGTAGTACAGGTAACTCAACAACACCTCACTTACACATTCAACGTATGAAAGGTTACCCATCCAATGAAACAGCTGTTAACCCTATGGGATGGTTAAAATCACTTAAAAGTGGTGGTCAAAATAAATCAGCTCAAAAATGGTCAGGCGATATTAAAAAAGCAGCTAAACGTATGGGCGTTTCTCTAAGTGGCACAGATTTAAAAGATGTTATTTCGTTGATTAATACTGAATCTAATGGGAACGCAGGCGTTACACAACAAGTTCAAGACCAAAACAGTGGTGGTAATGAAACTCAAGGCTTACTACAGTATACTCCAGGTACTTTTGGTTCTTATGCAGTTAAAGGGCACAAAAATATTAAAAATGGTTACGATCAACTATTAGCATTCTTCAACAATAAATCCTGGCGAGGTAATTTGAGCGCTTGGAAATCAAGAATGGCAAGTGGTTTAACTGGCTGGGGTCCAACAGGTCCAAGAAAATATGAAAATGGTGGTATCTCTACAACACATAAACTTGCTGAAATTAGTGAGCGTAATAGAGCAGAAGCTATCATTCCACTTCATAAATCTAAACGTAATCGTGCTGTTGGCTTAATGGAAAAAGCAATGACAGCGATTGGCATGGATAATGGTTCTGCAAATGTCACAGTGAACAACGATAATTCAACGATAGAAAAACTATTACAACAAGTTGTTCAATTGAATAACACAAACAATCGTATGCAACAAACAATAATTAAGTTGTTGAGTGGCAATAATAATAACATGAGTAAGAATGATGTTATGAATATATTTAGTCAATTGTTAGGTAGTAAAGCTAATTTAGACAACTTTAATCAAGGTTTTTAAATAGGAGGTTTATATGATAGACGGCAGATGGATGAAAATCATAACCCAAGAAGGGATTTATGATATCAATGATATCTTATCTAATTTTATTTTTTTAGAAGCTAAAGCTTCATATCCAAATGAAAATAATGAAAGTAACACATTTCAAGGTGTGGACGGCGAGCTACCAACAGTAGCCACGTTCGCACCTTTTAATTTAGAGGTAAGTTGCGGTTTTGATGGTATAGACGAAAGTGATCGTAATTTAGCTGAATTAAAATTAAGACAACTGTTTTTTAGACGACAACCATATTACATTATTACATCAGACAATCCAGGGTTGAAATATCGCGTGAATAATCCCGATGTAAACCCTGATTATTTAGATTTCTCAGCCATTAAGTTTGATATGACTTTTAGTTGTCGAGATGGCTATGCTGAAACTGTCAAAGAAACAGATGAGTACAGTTTATCAAATGGCAATTGGCAATTCGGTGTCGATTTATTGGCAGATGATGACATTAAATATAAACACGAGACAACAAGCTTTCGGATTTACAACGGTTCTTCAGATACAATCAACCCTTTGTTACGTCATAAATTTAAGTTATTGATTAATATTGATGCACCTAAGGGTTTTAAAATCATTAATCATACAACAGGTAATACATTTGAATATAAAAAAGGGATTAAGCAAAACCAACAACTTATATTAAAAGGTGTACACCCAATACTCGATAACAAGCGTGTAGGTATTGATACAAATCGACAGTGGTTAACACTTCAAGAAGGCTTTAATGATATTGAAATTACAGGCGAGAATATCGGAGGGGCAACAACCCAATGGATATTCCCGTTTATATTTAAGTAGGTGAGTAGTTTGGATGCATTAGTTTTAAAAAATAAAAAAGGCACGTTTGCGGAAATTATCACAGATTTTGATTTCGGTTCTTTTAAATATGAATATGAAAAGAATAATGAGCGTTCGATTAGTTTCACTTTATATAAAACGTCTAATAACGCAGATATATTTGATCATTTAGTTAATGAAGCTTTTATAGAGTGGCAAGGGCAATTATACGTCATTAAATCAACATCTATAAAATATGATGGCCTTAAACTTACGAATGAAGTTGTAGCTAAACATATCTTTATGGAATTTCAAAAACACTATATCCAAAAAGATATGGATGTCGAAAGTGAAAGTAGTGATGAAGATGAAGACGATAGCACGCCTACAATGACGTTAGAACAATATCTTGATTTCGGTTTTAAAGATAATAAATTGGGTTTCAAATATGAAATTAGAGGTCAATTTAACAAACGGGTGCCTGTTGATGATTTGGGTGGTAAAAATGGTGTTGAACATGTAACAGAAGGTACGGAGTTATTTAATTATATCTATTTTGCCGATAATAAAAAATATTATATTTATGATGAAGCAACTTTGTATGAAATGTTTGATATTCCGTTAATCTACTTATACAACTCAAGTGAAGCTACAGTAACAACGACGACGACGGAACTATTTAATTATATTCAAGGTTACGGTAAGAAAAAGACTAAAAAAGAAACACAAAATTATAATCCTATAAAACCTAAGGACTTAAATTATTCAGGTAACTTTATTAAAGACGGTACTTGGCGTACAGAAAACGTAGGTGCAAGTTATACGAAAACATTTGAATGTAAACATGGAAACGAAACGCTTGAATGGACGTTAAAGAAAATGTCCAAAGGGGGCGTGCTTGATGTTTATTTAGACGGTAAAAATATTGATACTTATGAATGTTATAGTAAAAACGTGAAAAGTGAAAAAATTGTGGTTGCGCAAAATTTAGCGAAAGGCAAACACACATTTAAAGCTGTGTTTAAAGGTGCGAAAAAAGGTGTGGATTACAAAAAATCTGAACCTTGTATGTATGTTGGGACTGAGAAATCAACTGTATTAAATTTAACTGCCAAACTTAAAGGGAAAGATGCTTATCATGCGTACACTGATTATACATCACCTAATTATGATGGTGGAGACATTGCAGAAGCACCGACTATTTTTGATGATAATATCACAAACGAAGATGAATTACGTGAAAGACTTAAAGAAGAACTTAATGATCAACCAACGGTTGAAGTTTCTACAAATTATCTCGGTAGTGTAGAAGATAAGCAATACATTACCAATGATGACATTAAAGAAAATAGTAAAATACATTTTATTCATCAACCTTTAGGTTTTAATTTAGATTTAAAAGTCGTGAAACTCACTGTGTCCCATCCATTACTTGATGTACCCGTAGAAGTAGATTTTAGTAATTCACCTAAAGATATTTTAAAAATGCAGCAACAAACAACTAAAGCGATTAGAAAATTTAATAAGCAAAGTAAAGGCGAGTCATTGGGTGGTTCGTCTTTTTCTATGCCTAGATTAGCATCAGATTCAATAGGGAGTGTGTTAGTTGATGAATGAACCAACTGAAATTAAATATTCATTAGATGAAAGTGGTGAACCATATTTCGCAGCTACTCATATACAAGCGGTACAAGGTTTAAATTTTAATGAAGATGAAGATTTATCCACTGTCATTTTTAATCTTCAAAAGGAAGTTAACAAGGTTTCGGAAGAAAATACAAATTTAAGAAATACTGTAGAATATTCAAAAACGAAAATTTCAGAATTAAATACAAATATTGAAACATCTAAAAACACTATTGAAACACTTAAAACTAAAACTGGAAGTTTAGAAGTGACTGTTAAAAATTTACAAGATGAAATAGAACAATTAAAAGGCTCAAGCACAAATGAAGGAGGTAGTGGTGAATGAAATTAAAAAAAGACTTGCCTATACAAATCGGTCAAGCATTTAGAAGTATGTTGGTAGAAAACTTTAATAGATTAGAAAATAAAATATATAATAAAGATATTGAAGATAGAAAACACCGTACTAATGAATTTGCTGCTCATAATTCAAAACAAATAAAACATAATAAAACAAATGTAGAAAAGCAATTGAATTACAATAGTGGTCGTACAAACAATCTGGTAGTGGGTTCAGATGAATATGGTCAAAAAGAAGTTATCGATGCAAGGGTCGATAGAGAAGGTGAAAGCCATGAATTACTATCAGAACGTTTGTTAAGTGATTTCAACGATGTGTATAACACAACTTCATTTGTACCTAATATAGATTTTAAAAAATTACATTATAGAGTCGGAAATACAGATACCGAGTATTATTTGTTGGATGTTCCAAAATTTGATAATCAAGGGAATAAACTAGAATTAAAACACGGTTTTGCTGCTGAGCAATTTGGCAATGGGAATAAAGAAACTGCTCGAACATTTAGCGATAGAAATTACGCAAGTGCAGTTTTTAATGGCAGTGTATTTAATACAACTAACTTTAATCTAATTGGTAATCAAATTAAAGACGGTAAGATATATCAAAGTGATAGTTATACCGATAGAGCGTATAGATGGCATTTAGGATTTAAAGAAGATGGAACAATGAAAATATATCCTAATGGCACAAGCGCTTCTACAATGTTAGAAGATGGTGTTGTGAACTCTATCACAGCATTTTATCCAATCATTCTTAATAAAGAACACAGACCAGATATTTATCATCAACATGCTGATTCAAAAACATTCCACCCTAGACAAGTTATCGCTCAACGTGAAAATGGCGATTATGTTTTCTTGAGTTCCGAAGGAAGAAATGTAAAACACAGAGGTTTATCTATCGATGACTGTTATGAAATATTAAGTGCTAATTATAACGACATCACAAACGCTTATGTGCTTGATGGTGGCGGCTCTACTTCATCAGTAGTGAATGGAACTATGATTAATAGACCTAACGACAGTTCATTGACGGCTGAACGTAGTGTGCCAGACTTCTTATACGTATCTAAGGAAGTTATTTCAGAAAGTGATAAACATTTATATAGTGTGATGAAACAAGTAGGTTATATAAGAAAAGAATTGTCTAATCTTGAAAGTGCAGTGCTTTATATGAGAGATATGAACTTAGGTCATATTAGATTATATCAAAATGCACCGTTTGATCAATATGGTATTGAAATTAGAAGGAAAGAAAACGGAGAAGATAAATACTTAGGAAAATTATTGATGAACGATGAAGTAATCAGTTATAAACCTAATCCTTTATCAGAAGGTCAAATACCATTATTCCAAGTGGATAAAAATGATGTTTGGTTTAACGGTCAACGATTAGGAAGTGCGTACCATGTAACTAAAAACATCGATAAGATAACAGAAGTAACTTATAGCGGTTGGTATTACATGGATAAAAATGCAAGTGACAATCCTTATAAGACGGATGATACAGGTTGTTATATTCTTTATATGACTACAGACAATCACAGTGGAATGGCAATAGCGACGCCTTTAAGTAACCAAAAACAGAAAAGAAGGTTAAAGCAAGATGATGATTGGCAAGACTGGATATCTAATGTTTAGGAGGATAAAATATGAATAACTTAGAAAAAATCGGACGTTTAAAGGCAAATATACTACCCAAAGAATCAACTATAGGTAAAGGTATTCTAGCGTATTATAGTGCAGATAATAATACATCTGTTATAAGGTTACAAGTTAATAGAGAAAATGGAAACTTATTGTTAGGAGAACCCAATGTTCGTCCTATGATAAGTTTATTTTTTGCCGATAAATCGAAATATATTAATCAAGAAATGAATATTGTTGATCCCTTCACAGGAACAATTGAATACACTCTCACAGATGAACAATTAGAAAAAACAGGAGATGTAAAAGTTGTTGTAACAATTGAAAGGAAAGGCTCAGAGGATAGGGTTTATGTATGTGATTTTACAATCGCTATATTAGACAGTGGTATTGAAACGCTCGAACCTAACGAAGTAGTCATACAAGTTGGCAACGTTGTTCAATTGCGTAAACAATTGCAAGAGTTAGAAGGTAAAATTAGTTTAGCAGAAGAATCGCTTTTACAAGTTATCAATGATGGGTTATCACAGCTAGATAATAAAAAACAAGAAGTTAATAAATCGTTTGATGAAACTTTAGAACAAATTGAAACTAAAAGAGCGAATGTTTTAAGTGAATTTAATGGTGCGATTACAGATGTCGACAATGTAGCGAATAACGCAATAGAGATTATCGAAAACAATCAAGCAGTTAAATTAAATGACTATAACAATGACAAAGTAACTATCAATAATGATATTAATGAAAGTTTAAATTTAAGCAAAAGTTATACTGATAAACAAATAGAAAATGCTAACACAGAAATAAGTACATCTATAGAGCGAAAATCGAAAAATGCTGAATCTAACGCTAAAGTATACACAGACAATCTTATATCAAGAGTTGATAGCGATATTGCCAACAATCGTATCAGTGTGACACCTTTTACTGATATCACATTTAAGAATGGATTTAGCAACGTGTCTGATACAGTGCCATTATGTGTTTACAGAACTATTTCTCATGGAAATGGTTTGATTGAAGTAGAGTTGTATATAAATGTTAAAGGACCGTTTGCAGTTGGCAGAAACGTAGTAGGTGTTTTATCAAATAATATCGCTCCCAAAAGAAACTTTAGTGTAGGTGGACGTGGAAGTGACAACGAACCTTTAAGTTTACAAATCGGTACAAGTGGAGAAATTGCAGTATATGTTAAAAATATAACAACTTATGCTGATGGTAAATTTAATTATTATCTAATTTAGGAGGGATATTATGAAAGTAATATACAACTATTATGACGGAACTACTTATTTATTGTTCAATGATGACGAAGAATGGCCAGAGGGTGACTGGACTGAAGTAGCTCCTCCACCAGGTATATACGAACCTTATTATTTTGACGGAGAAAAGTGGATTGGAACATCAAAAGAAGAATACGAAAAGAATAATCCACCCGATCCATATAAACCGAGTGATACTGAAATGGATGTTGCTAATATCATAAAAAAACTTTATTTAACTGATAAAGAAAATAATGCTCCTGACTTTGATACTATAAAACGTTATTATGAAAAAAATTGTTATACAAAAGAAGATGTGATTTTTTATACTGAAGAAAATTGTATAACGGAAGAACAGTACAAAGAAATTACTGATGATGAATACCCAGAGTCACAAGATACATAACTTGTGGCTTTTATTTTATTGAAAGTAGGAGGTTCAATGTTGAATGAAAGCGAACTAACTTATTGGATTGTCTTTACAGTTATACCGCTCATAGTAACGGTTGTCACGCTGTTTCTTAAATTAGGTAAAGACAAGAAAGATAATGAAAATAGAATTACGCGTATAGAATCAGAGGTTGAAGATCATAACAATTCCTTAAGCGATATTAAAGAAGAACAAAAACAACAACGTGAAGATACAAAAGTTATCTTAGAGGTTAGTTCGAAGATTGATAGTTTAAATAATCGTTTTGATAAATTTGAAGACCGATTTTATACCCATCAAAATAATCAATTAACTAAAAAGTAAGGTCGTCACAGAGCAGTGGCGGCCTTTTTATTATAGAGGAGGAATTATAAATGGAACAAATTATCGCATTCGCTGCAGTCATTGCAGTTATTACAGGAGCACTAACGGAAGTTATCAAACGAACAAAAAAAGTGCCTAAGAACTTTATACCATTAGTATCAATGGTCATTGGTTTAGTTATTGGAGGCGTTACGATATTTATTCCAGAAATTGTAAGTGAGTTATCGGTAGCAGGTCGTTTGTTAGCTGGGTTAATAAGTGGACTTATGGCAACAGGTATTTGGGAAACATTCAAAAACCGTGAAGGCAAAAACGTAAATAAATTAGGTGCGGGCAGTGAATCTAAAGCCCCTAAGAAATAGGAGGTTAGAGTATGAAAAAACAAGACGCTGTAAATTGGGCAGTTAAGCAAATAGGCAAGTCAATAGACGAAGACGGTGCGCATGGCGCGCAATGTATGGACGAAATTATCGCTTTTTGTAAACAACATTTTGATTGGCACCCAACAGGAAACGCGATTGATTTAAGCACACAGAAACTGCCTGAAGGGTTTCAACGTATTAAGAACACAGATGACTTTGTCCCTCAACAAGGCGATATAGGTATTATAGATAGTGGCGAATATGGGCATACGAATATCATCGTTGCTGCTAACGAGCATTATTATGATAGCATTGACCAAAATTGGTATAACGCATCAGATCAGGGCAGCCCTGCAGCATTTGTTCAAAACCATAACTATGATGAGTTTTGGGGTGTCATTCGTCCGCCTTATGAGGACGCAGAGCAAGGTGTAACAACTGAGTCAACAAAACTACAAGTCTTCAATGACAACATTAACTACACAATGAATAAACGTGTGGGCTCTATTGATGGTGTAGTTATTCACAATACAGCAGGTAGCCGAACAGCAGTACAAGATTATAATGCTTTAAGCAACGCCTCTGTAGCACGCTATGAGGCAGGCGTGGCACATTACTATATTGATCGTTTCACGATTTGGCGTGCCATTGACACTTACCGTGTTGCGTGGCATGTCGCAGACACATACGGCAACGGTCATTATTTAGGCTATGAAGTAGAAGAGTCAATGAGTGCAAGTAATAAAGATTTCATGATGAACGAGCAGGCAACATTCAAACAAGCAGCCATTGACATGTTGTATTATGGCATTGAGCCGAATACAAAAACGGTCAAACTGCACAATCAATTTGTTGCAACAGCATGCCCTCACAGAAGTATGGCATTGCATGTTGATTTCGACCCGATTAAGCAAGGCGCACCGAGCAAAGCCAAACAACGAGAAATGCAGAATTATTTCATTAAAGAAATTAAGAAATATTACGACAACCCGACACTTATTATCGGAGAACCTAAAAACATACCTGATACCGTAACTATTCCTAATGAAGAAGATAAGAAAACGCCTGTACAGTCTAAAAGTGAGAATGTTGGTAATAAATGGCGCAGAAATGCTCACGGTATCTTATGGAAACCTGAAAAAGCTACATTTACTTGCAAGGCTACAGATTCCAAAGGTAATGAAAGTTTTATCTACACAAGATATTATGGACCATGGACGGGTTGGCCTATAGCAGGTCAATTACATTATGATCAATCTATCAACTATGATGAAGTATATGACTATGACGGCTACATTTGGCTTGCGTGGACTGCAAACGACGGTAATCGTGTCTACATGCCTATAGGTTACAGTAATGGACAAGGTCAACGTGTCGGTGATGCATGGGGAGATTTTAGCTAATATACAAGGGTAGGCGCTTATGTGCTTGTTCTATTTTTAAAATCAAAAAATAATTTGCCTTAATTATTAAAAAAATCATTGACACTATATATAGTGTTTTTTTGGTTTTGAACTCTTTTTAACGTTGTTTTTATTGGTCAATATACAATATATAGTGGTAGTTTTGTTGAGTGGAAAATATGAGTTAATATGGTATTATAATAAGTGAATGATCTAACGGGCCAATGAGTTTAACTCAAATGGCCCCTTTTTTTGAGGTGTTAAACTGTGGACGAAAAAATATATAAAACGATTGATGAAAGAATAGAAATTCTAAAAGAAAGAAATATGAAAATAAGAAGAAACGCGACTAGAGAAATAAAAATACTCAAAGAAAATAACTACTATAATTTGATTAATGGATACAAACATTTATTTCTAGATTATAATAAAATGCATAATTTAGGCGTGAAAGACGATATTTACAAAGAGGGGACTAAGCCGAGTGAATTATATGAAATAATGCAATTCGATGACAGTATGCGGAGTATTTTCCTTCAATATTTATTGTATATAGAAGAGAAAATAAAACATGCTATTGTTCAATCTTTTTACGAAAATCATCGACATGAAAATTTACATAAAGAATTTGAATACTTAAAAGCAAAATACTATAATATATCGAAAACTTATTTTGTAGCAAGAAAATATAATAAAACAAGTTATCAATATACATATACTAGCGAAAAAAATGACACTCCAATACGTAGTCAGTTTATATCAGAAGCTGATTACTTTTTATTAAACCGAGAAAATAAACATAGTACATTCAAAGAAAACGTGATAGCAGCAATCGAGGATCAACAGTCCAAAAAAGACTCTATCAAATCTTACAAAAGAAAACACGGTTATATACCACTTTGGATTTTAACTAATATTTTAACTTTAGGAAATATTAGCCATTTGTTTGTTATCCTAACAGATGAAGTAGCTTTTAGAGCGATGGATATACTTGGCATATCACACAATAAAGAAGAGATAGACATATATAATATGTATAAAGTTTTGGGTATACTCACTTTGTATCGAAACATATGCGCACATAATGACCGTTTTATTTGTACTTCACACGGCATACAGATAGATGATTATTTTATGGGGTTCGGGGAATCTTTACCTTTTTATAAAGACCCTAATAACCGAAAGTCAAAATTAAAAAAAATACCAAAAAAATGCAAGAAGAAAATGTACAAGTGGTATGTTTTCATTAGTTTTTTGCATTGCTATTTTTTTAAATAATCCTGATAGGGTTAAATTCATAAAAAAAATTAAAAAAGAAGAAGATAAAATCAGCAATAGAATTAAGACAATAAGCATTGATATAGTAAAAAAAGATATAGGTTTAAAACTAGATTTAGAGAAACAAATTAATTTTATATGGGGTAATAATATAAAATAATACAATTATGAAAAGGCAACTATCTACTTAGTTATTTTTATCCCTTTATTTAATTTTATGATATATTATTAATAGTTTTTGTATAGCATATAAGAACCTTTCAATTTCAGACAAGCCGCCCCTAGTGGATTGTCTTTTTTATATTAACTTGCGTAATTAAAAATTTATGCTAATATAATAAATACGGTTGATATAATACCAACTGTATTTATCGTCTCATTTTAAAAATGAGTTTTCACAACACCCCTTTACGGGGTGTCTTTTTTATATTATTATATAAATGCGCTTTCAATGATTGTATTTATAGTTCACACTGAGTAGGCACATGTCCCGTGTCTGCTCTTTTTTATTTATCTATTGAATAGTAGAGAATATTCTGGTAATTTAAATGTAGGTTTACGGCTAATAACCTATTTATATAATTAATTGTTCGCCCAGGCACTTATGTGTCTGGATTTTTTTGTGTATTTACAAATGGATATAATTAGTATAATATTATATTAATATATTACTGAAAAAGAGTGGGAATTATGGAAGTTAAAGTTGCATTAGATGAATCGGGAAATTTTGGAAAAGACGGGGATTACATAGTCGTTGGTGGCATACAAGTGTCCAATGGCAAACCCTTATTAAATTTTATGAAAAAACAAGAATTAAAATTTAGAAAATTATATCCTTTAAAATTTGAAAATGAAGAGATAAAACACACAAATTCTTTCCCAGCAATGCGTCATCATTATATTGAAAAGATTGCAGAAAAGTCAGAAGCAATACATTATTGTACTGCAAATAAGACTAAATGCGACCCTCAAATGTTAAAAGATGAAAACATACTATATAATTATATGGTATTTAGAATTGTAAAAAGAATTGTAACCAATAATAGGAACTTAAAGAGATTAATATTACTTTTAGATAATAGGACTATAAAAATTACACGAAGTGATAGTTTAGTTGATTATTTAAAAGGAAAGATATATTTTGATCTGGGAAGGCCTGATGTAGAATTGAATGTTCAAATGCTTGATAGTAAGAATTCCCGTTTAATTCAATCAGCAGATTTTATTGCTGGTGCAGTTTATCACTACTATACACATAACAAAGGTTTATGTTATAATTTAATTAAGAAAAAACTTGACTGCAAGTACCATTATCCATATAATAATTTTTAG